ATCTTCTACATCTCCTATAGAAATAGACCAGCCATCTTCTCCAAATTTACCAACTTCTTTTATTTTTGGTTTTTTAATTTTTTTATCTAATTCTTCGTGATACTTTTTTATTTCAGTATCAAGTTCAAGTTGTAGTTTTTTTATTCTTAGCCAAGACACAAGTTTATCAATATAATATTTAATTAGTTTTTTAAAAAATCTAAAAATCATAATGGTATTGATGGCCCACTAAATTTTGGTAACTGCTTTGGTATCTCTTCTACCATTTTTTCTTTTAAATCACCCATAAGTTTATTTTTTAAATCTCTTTCAAACTCTGGACTTTGCATATAGCGTATCGCTACAAAACTAAAGGCAGCCATTGACCCTGATAACAAAAGAGACAATAATGAGGCTACTTGACAAATTTTATTAAACATAATGTTAAGAGAAATTTTAAGAGTACTGGCTATGCCTTTGACTTTGATGACATTTTTTCTAATTGTTGGTTTGATGCCTTTGTATCTAATTGCTGGCTTAATTCGTGTTCAGCTTGAGACTCAACAATCAGCTGATCCAACAGCTTTAATGCGCCAGTAATTTCGTAAAGATTAGCAAGCTGCTTTTCCTTTTCTAACAACAAATGTTGTTTTGTTTCTTGTAATTTTTGTAAATTCATAATCAATAAAGTTTTTTACCATCAGTAATAGCTTTATCTATAGCAGTAAAATCTTCTGATGTCCAAATAGATGTTGTGCCATCAAGTTTTTTATAAGCTTTAATGATTTCAAGATGTTTTACGTTTCTCTCAATCATTGCTTTCCATTCTGATTCAGTATCATCTAATTCAGTTCTCGTTATATAGTCTGAATAGGTTGCATCTGCATTAATAAGAGTTACGCTATTACCAGCAGCAGAGAAAATTGCTGCAATTTCATCTGCGGTTTTTTCTTCCATAATAAAAAATTAGGTTACTTTTAGTTTACCCTGCTTCAAGGGCTGTAACTTTTGCTGACAATTCCTGTACTGCTTTTACTAATATTGGTACAAATTTTCCATAGGAAGCTTCCAACTTATCTGGATTGGATTTATAAACCGCACGAATATAATTATTTTTATCACCTAATACTGCATCTATTTCTTGAGCTATAAAACCAAGTTCTGTCTTTCCATCATTATCACTAGGTTCACGCATTGCCCATGTAAATTTTCTAGGTCTTAGTGCATTTATTATGTCAAGTCCATCTTCTGAATCAACGATATCTGTTTTATCTCTTTCATCAGAAAGTGAGCTAATTGTTTGTACTTGACAACGAAGTGCAGAAATACTGGAATTGCCAAGAGTTACCTCATTACTTGCACTATTTGAGGAAGAATCTGCTAAATAGCCGATTACGGTGTTGTTAGATCCAGTTGTTGTAAGATCACCTGATGAAGTTCCAATAAATGTATTTTGTGATCCTGTATTAAGATTTGCACCAGCATTTAATCCCACCGCTACATTTTCATCTCCTGTAGTTTGTTCTTGTAAAGCATGTCTTCCGATTGCAACATAACTAGAAGCAGAGCTGCTTTTTTCGCCAGCACCTATACCGACTGCAACATTATTGCTTTCGGTAGTAGATGTTTTCATTGCATCTGCACCAATTGCTACGTTACCTGTTCCAGTTTGGTTAGCTAAAAGTGCATGGTATCCGACAGCAACATTATCACTTGCAGATGTGTTACTATCCAAGGCACCTTGTCCTACAGCAACATTGCGTACACCTGTTGTATTGGTATCCAATGCTTCAAAACCTACAGCAGTATTAGAATTTCCTGTTTGGTTAGCCCCAAGTGCATCAAAACCTATAGCAGTGTTATTACTTGCAGTAGTATTATTATCTAAGGCGGTGGCTCCGACTGCTGTATTTGAAGCTCCAGTTGTGTTTGAATTTAAAGCGAAATATCCTACACCAACATTATTTGACGCCGTTTCGTTTGCAAATAAAACCCCTTGACCTACAGCAGTATTATTGGCGCCTGTAGTGTTGGTTCCTAGTGTTGAAGTTCCTAATGCTGTGTTTCCACTTGCCGTAGTATTTGCGTCTAAAGCTTCTGCTCCTAAAGCTACATTTGAAGCACCAGAAGTTAGTGCAGTAAGTGCATCTTTTCCTATTGCAGTATTATTTCCACCAGAAACAGAAGCATCTAAAGCACCCTCTCCAAGAACAGTATTACCTGCAACGGAGTTTGCACCTTTACCTATGTTTACTGAGTTTATTGTTCCATCAACAGAAAAAGCTGGCCCACCAGCAAGTGTAAAAAGATTAACAAAACCATTATTACTTGTGTTTCTTAGTTTCATCAAAGAATTTGACGTATCAGCAAAATATTGACTTGCAAAAGTTGTAGCTGGATCAGATGAATTTGAATTATTTGTAGCTATTGCAGATAAAGCATTATTTAAGTCTGTTCTAAAAGCGGCGCCTGAGGCATTATCAAGAGTGTAATCATGTGTGGGCATTTCTTAGTTATACCAATGGATTTGAAGGTTATTTAATTATATTTTTTAAAGCAAATTACAAATAAAAAGTAATAACAATAAAAAATAAACTAATATTTAAATTTATTCTACCCATTTTTTTGATATTTACCAAATCAACAAACTTTTCTTAACCACCTTTACCAAACCCGATTGCCGTATATTTAAAACTTAAATCTTTAAAAGCATTGTTGCTATCTCTTGTCTCTATAACAAATTGTGTGCCTGTAACAGATGTAATTTTAAAATAATCGCCAGATACCGCACCTTCAAGAGTAATTCCTATACTAGGTGCAAAAGCTGTTGTACTGCCTCCTAAAGAACCAGTACCCGCGAAAAATGGATCAGTAAAAGTTACAGTTTTTGCTGAACTATTTGTTGCACAAGCACTGGCAATTGCTGTATTTACTGTTTCTGTTCTTCGTTTTATGCTTGCTTCAAATCCAAGTTCTTCAATTTTAATGTTTTGTGCTGGGTCGTTTGATGTAAGTTCTGCTTTAAATTTAAATCCTCTACCTTTATATTCTCCATTAGCAAAAGTATTAAATTGAGTAAAGTTTGCTCCATAAGTACAAGATGTTCCACTTGAAATTGTTGCACTTGTAGTTGCAGTAACAGTAAATGTGCTTGTAGAGGGAACAGTTTGAATTTCATAATTACCATCTGTTGCGCTACCAGCCGTAAAATCTATAACAACAAAATCGCCTACAGAATAGCCATGCGAAGATTTAGTTATGGTAATAGTTGTCCCGCTTTGTCCATAAGTAGCCGAAACTGAAGTTGCTGGATCTATATCTGTTGTTGCTACTAATAATTTACTATTCACATCATCTGCTTTGGTTCCATCAAAATCTGTCCAAGTGTTGATATTTGCAGTTCTTGAATCAATAAGATCATTTGGTAAAATACCAAAAGTTAAAAATCTCCTTTTTAAAGTCAAATTAAATATTGCTCCTAAATCAACTTTATTTTGAAATTCATAAGAACCACTTGAATTGATAGGCCCTGCAAAATCAATATTTGATAAATCATCAATATTTTGTGTTACATCATCAATTAATAATGTTCCATCAAGTAACAAGCCATCTAAATCAGAATCAAAAAATGTGTTTACTTTATTTCCTTGAAATGGTGGAGAATCTGTATCCTCTCTTTCAGTTAAAATTACTTGATTAGGCTGCGGGTCTGGCTGTGTAACAATTACTCTTGCAGCGTTTTCAGATTTACGGCCCCCATCATCAATAAATTTAATACTGTAAGTTCCTGTCAAAGCTGGAACTAATGTCTCTGTTACACTTCCAGAAAGTTTTTCTATGATCTCTGTCGAATTTTGAAATGTAGCTGTTGTTTTGTCAACAGAAGGAGTATGCCTTACTGATATTGTGCCACCATGCAAAACGTCAACAGAGGTAGAGGGGTTAAAACGTAGTCGTACAAACTGATCTGAGACAGGTTCTAAAGTCAAACCGCTAGGATCTTCGGGTAAAGCTGTCTTACCTACAGCAGTGAAAGTAAATGTTGAAGTATCTGAACTTAATACTCCTAATGTGTTGTAAGATTTTACTGCAAATTTATATGTTCCTAGTCTTGATTCAAATAATTCAAAAGACGGTCTAGCAACTCTTACTTTTTCGGGATTATCATTTTCATATTGAAACTCTAATAAATATTCTTTTACACCTTGAATTGATTCCCAAGATAAAAATATTTTAGATACTGCACGATTATTTAAAACAACAATTTGTTCTGTTGCTGTTAAATTACTTGGTGAGGGTTTTTCATCTAGTAAAGTTGTAATAACTTTTGGATTAAATGCAACTGTTGTATCCTCTACCTGTGCATATTTATTTGTGTCATGAATAACAGCAGTAATTGTATATTCAGAGTCATTTTTTTCTTCTATGGTTACAACTTTAAAAATTTGGAACTCAGTAGTTGTATTTTCTATTGCCCAAACACTGTTTGCTTGTGGAGTTGATGAAAAAGCAGAGGAAACTGTGATTGTTGTCCCAGATATAGAACTTATCGACCTACTTTCAGTTGATCCATCCGATAATACAACAGAAAGTGTTGCTGAATCTGAACTTGTCAAATCAGTATTATTTGCATCATCTACAACTATTTGTGTAGTTGAAACACCTGTTTTAATCCTTCCACCCCTGCGAACCCCTGCCCTCATAAAATCTGCGATTGCAATAATTGTTGAAGGTCTAACAATTACCCCAGCTTCAAGTGTGGTTGTAAAAGTAACAACTTCTGATTCAAGCAAATTTGTATATAAAAACCACCTTCCAAGACGATTTGCCTGACCGATAGAAGTACAAGCAAAAGCTTTTAAAGTTTTTCTAGTCTTTCCAAATTTTGTTATTGCATCTAATCCGCCAGAACTTGAATTAAGTGCATCTATTTGTTCAGCTGTAACCAGTTCAAACTCCATTGACTGCGTTTGATTATCAAAATATTGAACCTCTACCTCTGTATATTTAAGTCTTGCTGCCTGATTTTGGTATGTAAATCCTTCTTCTGTTACGTTTGAATTATTAAAAATGTATTGAGCATCAGAGGTATTTGTAGATGTATTTGTGGGCCGATCTTGTGATATTTGCAGAGTGCCATTGCTATAAAAAGGCATTGCGTTCATAACAGCACAAAGATCATTTATAAGGGTATAAGCGTCATTTTTTTGATTTAAAATTATATTTGTTGAAAAGCGTGGCTCCGTTGTTCCTGTAATAGGATCAGTTATCAAAGCACTGGCATAAGCACTTGCAGAATAAAAACTAAAAACGTCTAGATTTTCTTCCTGTACAATTCCATCATCACCTCCAAAACCTTTATCAGTTGTCAAAATGTCATAAAGAACCCATGCCGGATCAGAACACCACTCTTTATTTGTTTTGAATGTACCATTGAATGTATATCCATCTGGATAAATTACCCTGCCATTAGTGCTATCTATTGTTGTATCATGTGGAACCTTTATTTTTGTTCCCTTAACCCTGTACATACGTCTTGGATAGCTTTGAAATTCTTGTGCATTAAACCTTAATGCAACATAAGCAAAACCTTGATATGCACTTGTATCAGTATTTATTTCTGTATAACTTAACCAATTTGTAGAATTTTGTAATTTTGAGTCTGTTCCATCATCTGTATTTCTAAAAACACTCAATGTCAATGGAAAACTCATTGTCTTTTCAAAAACAATCTCATAATCTTTTACATAAGGACTTGTTGCTTTACCATTAGTAATATCTAAAATTACTGGATTATTAACAGTCCCATCGTTTTCTGTAATTCTTACAGAAACTTTTACCTCTGCCCCAATAATATCTCCATCATCTTTAAATTCTTGTAGTGCTGGTATTTGAATTGTTACTCTAATCTTATCTACATCAGTATTTGATATGGTGCGAGATAAACCTTGACTTGTTTTAACGCTGCAATCACCTTGAAAAGCTTCTTCTTGAAAAGTTGTATTTATAACAAAGGAAGAAGATGTCGGTATAGATAAGATATTTTGTGTTTGTGGCTTCTCTGTAAGACTCTCAGCAATTGCTGTGGTATTTTGCCAGTGTATAACTTCGCCAACAGAATAATTATGTGCGCTTCCTGTCAAACCGACAAGCATTTGATTTCCTCCTAAATTAACAGTCACACCATCAATAGTTGCTGTTTGTCCACTAGCACCAGCAAGTGTATATGTACCTGTTCTTTCTGTAGCAAAAGGTGAATTTGTAAGAGCAACTCCAACAGGTATTGTATTTTCTATTGCGTTTATTTCTTGTAATGCTGTTTGATTACTTGCACCATTTTTAAAAAATACCTCTACATCTGTAAAATTTTCATTTCCAATTGAATTTTGTAATGGCGTATTATCTAAAAAAACATTTTTTCTGAAAGTATTAGTTCCAGCCCCACCTTCATCAAATATCCCATCAATTTCTCCGTAGCCCAACAGATCCAACACTGTTGCAAATTGTTTTGATCTAAGGCCGCCATCTATTAAATCAGGATCAACAACCTTACCATCTGGATCTTTACCGAATAACTGATCGTCAACTAATTTAGGCATTAACTTATACTCTTTTTGATTTGGGCAGTGTCAGTGCCAGAACTGATCAAAATTGAGCCACTGAACACAAGTCCATATAAAATTGGTACTGGAACACCACTAGAACTGACGTTTTGAATGCCGCTAAAAGAATATGATCCCCGCATTCTTGGGTCAGTTTCACTTACTGACGAAATATTTTGTGGTGTATTTTGTGGTGCAATTAAATCTGTAACACCACCAATAATCATTGAAGTTCCAATTGTTGTTAGTGCTGTAGTAATAGCAGTAGTTACTAAAGCAGAACCTACGATACCACCAACAAAAGCACCTACAGTAGAAGCAGCAGCAACAGCACCTCCACCAATCAAAATTGGAACTAAAAAAGCTGATCCTGTGGCAATTGGTATTATTTGTATATCACCTTCACCAGACATTGATAAATAATCTTCAGTAATTACATTTCCACCCATTTTAATTTTATAAATTTGGTCATTCATATGTTTTTGCAAGCCTTCAAAATTTGCCATAAGAAAACTCATAGCCTGTTGTGGTGATCTAACAGCAGCTTCAAAATATGATTTACCTAGAAACTGTCTTAATTTTCCATAAACTTTTATTTTTTTAAGCTGCATATCTATAAACTCCTCTAAGTGCTTGTTGGTATCTTAGGTCAAAAGGTTCTCTGCAACTCAAAGCTTTTATATTATGATTTAATATCATGTTATCACCAATATAAATAGCTACATGATCTAAATTACCAGTAACTGATTGAAAAAGTAATACATCAGCAATTTGTATATCGTCAGTTGATTTTTGTTTTATAAAATTTAATTTAGGTAAAGCATCTTCAAATTCTGGATTTTTGATAAAATCTTTTACTTTTTTTGGCCTTGTCCAATATGGAATCTCAATGTTTTTACTTTCCTTAAACCAATCCGTTATTATTGACCAGCAATCATATTTTCCCCAGATAAACCTTCGCCCAATAAGTGAAGGTGCTTTCCAACCACTAGGCTTTATACATTCCCATTGTTCATGTTCAATACTGTAAATATAGTATGGGAATCCAAGATGTTCACAGGCTGCTTTGTCATTATCAGAGGGTAAAGCTGGTCCCAAAGGATGACTATGTATTACACCAATAACTTCTCCTGTATCTTCACATTCAGCCCAATCATCAGGATCAAGGACAAAAAATTCAAACTTTCCTTCTGCTAAATTTTTACAAGGCCAAAAAGTTTTTTTCCCTTTAATAATTGCCAGTAAACCACAAGCCTCTTGAGGTGCTTGTTTTTTTGCATATTTTTCAAAGGATTTTTTCCAAGACATTTTAAGCATTTACAAAAGTACCAACACCGGGAAAATCAGCTCGTGTGACGAGTTTTTTTGGCGCACCAATACCAAACAAATCAAAAGACCCTACCATTTCAAACTGAACAACATTTCTATTTTCGATTGTTTTTCTTTCGATAAAATACACTTCTCTTGGTAACTCACTCGAAGGGTCTGGTGTTCCATACGGATTTACGCTACTTGGAAAATTTGTTGCATCAAGAAACCTACTAAGAGTACGTCTGCGGGTCACCTTCGCACCTGCAAGATCAGAAAAAGCTGTTGTTTGATTTGTAAGTTGTAATATTGCAGTTATAGTTCCAAGTAAATTAGAAAAAGTCAGTGTCGGTCTTGGCAGTTTTCCTTTGCCTGTATATTTAAATCCCTCTGCCTTTACAGGTATTCTTGTATATGTATTTGATTGCCATACAATATCAAGGCTGTCTTTCATATTATTGCCAGCATGAAATAAATAAACATCAC